ACACAAACACTACGTTAAAAGTATTTAACACATTTGGACGACCCATGTTGAAACTAATTTCATTTACTGATCGTGGCCAGCAACCATTTAACATAAAAGTTTTTATGGTATTTCCGTTTAAGTCAAGTTGATTTATACGCCAACCAAATGCTTTATACGAAGGTTCGGTTGATTGTTGTGCAGAAACATCTGATACGTTTGTAAAATGATTGTTTATTCTATTTTGCCAAGATTGAAATTTTTGCCACAAATTGTTTGCGCCTGAAGAGGGATCGTCTAACACTGCAACTGACCATGTTGAATACATTTTTTCACCTGGAAAAAATGATTTTCTTCCCAAGTAATCATACACAATTGTGCTTGTTTGTAGAGTTGGTATCAAAGATGATCTGACGTGGAATGACGATAAAGCACCGCCAGAATATGGAATAACACCCTGAATCTCAAAACGGTTTTGTCTTGTTCCTCCAAGAAAATCTGTTTTAAATTGATTGAGTGATGTTTGTGCCATTTTATACTCCAGTAATAAAACTTATATGATCAAAAGTCAATGTTACTTGAAATGTCACAATTTCAGAAGATCCCATATCAAAATTTATACCACCCACTTCACTTGGCCAACAACGATGCAATCTTATATGACGAATTGTATTACCATTATTATCTAATTGTTCAACTGTCCAATCGGTTTGTAATGATGCATAAGAAAAATCATTGTTACTGACTTTGTGTGTTACGTGCCCATCCATCAATTCTTTCCATGTGTGGAAAGATTTCCATAACAAATTATTATTGTCATCATAGATTGTTATAGGCCATACACTGTATTGTCTATCTCCGGCGTAATATGCCATTCTTCCTCTAAAAGGAACGCCAACTACACCTATGTCTGCCTTTGGTAAAGACGCCGAGGATATAGTAAATCTACCTCTATTAAATGCTTGAGCCGCATTTGGTATACCAGCAGGAAAAGCAGAATTCACAACGAATCGGTTTGCTCTTGAGCCGCCTTTAAAGGCTGTTTTAAATTGGTTTAGTGAATTATTTGGCATTAGTTTTTATATTAGGTTGAACTTAGATTTACATTGATGACAAACGATGTTACTCCAAGTCTTGGTGTTACAGACACTAGTATATTTAATGTAGTTGCATTATCAGTATTATTTGAAGAATCACAAACTACTTGTGTTTTAGTTGTATCTATAAATGTAGTGTACTGTTGTAAATATGCTAATATTTCATTAGTAACCAAAGTTCTTGTGGCTTCATTATTGATGTCATACAGATATTTCAAACCAATGTTTGTAATATCTCTATCCATAGCTGCTTTCATTTGAGCAGGGCCAACTCTTTCATTTACAGTTACATCTGTTGTAGCTGCGGTTGCACCAACAAGGTCTTGACCCAAAAACTTTGGATTATAACTTAAGAAATAATTTACTCTATTGTTCTTTAGAATGGTTTTTAGAGTAGCATCAGACCAAGCAACGGTGTTATCTACACTACCATTCAAAACTGTAGATCTATCGATACCGGCTACAGTCAAATACAATTCATTTCTATCTTTTGCTCTTGCAAAGAATCCACATACATCTGGAACTGCAGTTTGTGTGTATGTCAATGTAGAACTTCCAAGAACAGAACTTGTATTGAAATTGCTAACAGTCTTTTGCCCATACACATTGAAAACTCTGTCTGCAACTGCAGGTGAATCACCAAAGGCAACATAAGATGGAGAACCAAACAAAGAATCAAAATTTGCGGCAGTATAACCAGATCCATTTGATTGTGATGCAAATACGCCTGTAGTATAGGGATTGTTGATCAACCATTGTGAAATTGCTGCAGTTGCACAAGATCCCATCAAAACATCAATGTTTTTTCCGGTCGTGTTTGTGTAATTATTAAACCCTGTTGTGCTTCCGGTTATTACTAGAGCGCCGCCGTATGCCAAATAACTAATGGCCAAAAGGAAATCTTTTCCGTTTGTAATACCAGATAAAGTATTGTTTCCATTATTTAAAAATAGACCATAAGTATCCCCGGTATTTCTGGCTAATATAGCCCCCGTGGATCCGCCTAAAGCGTTAAAATCATTTACTAGATCATTTGGAGTGGTATAAACGATGTATGTATCGGATGTTCCACCTTTTGTAGGTGATTGTTTAAAATATCTTGAATATACTAACCAACCAAACATACCACCTGGGTCTGCTGTGATTGTGTTACCAGAATAAGTAGCCCCAATATTAAAACTAGACCCAGCCAAAAAACCTGTTATTAACTGCGTGCCTCTAGTTTCTTTGGTGTATGAGTTTGGGTTAGTAAAAGAGCTTAAGGAAATTGCCATATTTTTGTACCTTTATTCTGTATTATTTAGATTTTTTATACAGGGTACCATACTACAGAGCCATCAGAAAATTTTTCATTTTCATCATCATCTTGACCGTACATGAACAAAACATTGTCATCTTCTGGCTTTTTGGCCTCTTCATAGTTCATTTTGGCCGTTTCAATCAAATCAGAATAGTATTCTTGTCTGGTTAGCCACGCAAAAAAGACCAAAGTCATTACTAAATCATCATTTTGGCCTTCTTCTGCCTTATATGTGTTTGATTTTGAAACAAACGCCATTAGTTCCTGAATTATTCTTTCATCGTTTATTAAAATCTTATCCTCTTCAACAAGTCTTTTTAATATAGCACATCCCAATTTTTTTGTTTGTGCTGTTGTTCTTAATCCCATCTCGCTTTTGCCTGTTGCAAATCCCTGAGAAAGCATCTGACCTTTTCTTCCTGCAATACGGGTCATTAACAAATTTTCATAGTTAAGATCGTTATAAAGAATACTTGACACCTGACCACCTATGTCGTTTGTTTCAACCAATACATAAGCATTGTTGTACAATTCTCCTACCTTTTTTATTGATTGAGGAAAATTAAAAGGACTTATTGTATTATTTCTGTATGTTGCAACAATTTTATAAGGTGATTCCGTTCCTTCTATTACAGTAAACGCCGAATAGTCGGATCCCTGTCCTCTTGATACATCAGCCTGTAAAAAATATATTTTGTCTTTCTGAGGTTCGGCAAAAATTCTCAATCCTTCGGCATCTTCAGATAGATACTCTTCTGGAGCCAATACATTTAATTTTGTAGAAGAAATCAATGTATTTGAAGAGCCCAAGAAACTACAACCATATTCTTGTTCAAATTGTTCTGGACTGGTGTTTGCTATCTGTTCTGCTGCCCATACATCATCTCTTTTTGGGCCACCGGGAGTAATTGGAACATCTCTCCAAGAAACTTCTACCGGGACGAATTTATTTTTTAATTTGTGGCCTTCGGCTCTATTGGAATCAACCCAAAGTTTGTGGAAATGGTTCATCCCATTTGGTGTAGATACAATAACAAGTTTTGTGGTCGTACCAGCCGAAATGGTTGGATATGTCGATGAATAAAATTCTTCTGCTACGTGTGACGGCAAGAATGCGTATTCGTCCAGCAATAGGAAGTTAAAAGAGCCACCACGAATGGCTGAGGACGATGTTGCGTCGCAGATCACTCTGGACCCGTTTTCTAGTTTCAAAGACGTCTTATTCCATTCTACAACCCCCTGCTGCAAGAAGTGAGGTAGGTTCTCATACGCCAATTGCAACTTGGAATACAATTCATCCTTTGCTGTCTTAAGTCTATTGGCTAGAATGGCTACGCTAACGCTTTGATTGAATGTTATGTAATGGCAAATATATCCAATAACCGAAGTTGACTTACCAGATTGGCGCGGCCATTTGGAAATTACGAATCTATTCTTATGAATTGCACTTACAAATTTTTGTTGGTAATCATACAACTCGAAAGGCATGATACCTTTATCAAGAGTTTTAACCTTCACATACTTTTGAATAAAATAAACAGGATCGTTGGCGCACTTAACATATTCTTTAAGTTGCTCTTCTGTATATTGTAACTCTACGCCGGGAGGTTTTAATTTTGGATTATTACGATAGCCCTGCTGATTATTGTTTTGGCTCATCTTTCACTACCTCTGCTTCCACAAGTTCTTTTTCCGTGCTTCTTTCCTTGTTCAATAAATTTTGCAGATCTTTGGTTGAACCGACAAATACAGAATTGTTTGTTTGCTTTATTTCAGTTTTGCTTGAAGTTGTGTCTTTGGCTTTTTTATGAATGTCCAACATATTATTATTCAGGTCAGCCATTGTTTTTAACAGTATGGCAACAACTTCAAATGCTCTTGGTGAATCTGATTCGGTTGCCACCTTCAATGCGCTTTCAAGGGCCATGTTTCCGTTCCCGATCAGATCCTTTATGTTCTGTTGAGCCTTTTCATAATCCTTTTGAAAATTACTAGAATCAAAAGTACCACCTGCAATGGCTTTTGTTTCTTTTGAATCATTCAACGGGACATTAAAAAAATTGGCTAAATTTTTATTCATTATGTTAAATCTAAATCTATTCCAGCAGTAAGCCCAATCGTGCTGATTTGAGAGACTGCTTCCGAACTTGCAAATATAAACGACTTTGCCATAAAATTAAATGTAGATATATTCACTCTTCTATTAGTAAGATCGCCGTCATATTTATCACTGATGTTATTGGATACCATCGTTATTGGTATTGCAATATTAGTGATGTAATCGGTAAAATTCATGTTTATAACATGTGTTGGATTAAACAACGGCATTATTTGTTCTATTATTTGTAATGAATCATCTATATGTCTTGTATATACAAACAATGTAAATCCAACATTTACGGGCACTTCACTAAAGACCATATTTGTTGAGTTGTTACAGACTCCATTAGTAGAAGTACCAAATTTTAATGGTGTATTTCTATTTCTTCTTCTATTTGGGTCTGGCGATATGGCGTTCATTATATAACTCAATCTTGGCAATTGATTTTCAATACGAACACCATCTGTTATGGAAGAAGGATTTAAGTATCTCTGAATAAACTTTTCTTGAGATGCGTATGTAATTGGGACTCGGATATCAAGATCGGAGCCACCAACAGTAGAGTTTTCATGCTTGACATGAATATCACTAAAAAGGGTTCCAAATGCAACCACCAATTTTCTTAAGTTTTTGTTATAATCAGTGCCGTACATTTTTACCTCTTATTAGCAATCTTCAACCGCAAAAGGATTGTTTTCATCAAAAGTAAATCCCGCTGCTTCTTGTTGCAAGACTTCGTTTATACCAGCAGTTGTTCCAAGAACATTATTCAATGGTATTATACCAGAGCCAGACAATCCTCTTGTAGTGTTCATGACATCGTTTACGGTAGAATTGTTTGTTTGAATTGTCTCGTAACTGTAGGTGAACAATTCTGCTGTTATTTGATAAGAATATAATTTGCCCAATGGATACATTGGATTTTCGTGTTCAACAAAGTTTATTTCAAATAAAGACTTTGATAAAGGAAAATATATCAAATCGCCTTCTCTTGGTCTTATTATAGTTGGATCAAATGTGGTTACTTCTTCTGTAAATCTTTTTCTTGCTAGAATAAGAACTACTTTATCTTTAATTTCAATACCAAACTGGGTTATGATATCCGTACCATCAAATCCTTTAAAGTTTGCCAAATACATTTCAATAGTGTAAGATGTGCTAAAAGAAGAGCCTGGATCTTCTCCAAATAACTTATCTATTGATAGATATTGTCTAGGTATATAAAGGCAATCCATTCCAGTTGCCTTTATTATTTCAATAGTGACGCCTTCTACTAGATCTTGTTCACCTTTATATCTGGTAATGTATGGATTTATTGCCATTATTATCCTATCATCGGATCAACTGGTAGTTCTTGTGTTCTCAACAATGTATTTTCTATCTTTTCTAATTCTGCAGTTGCCTCTTGCATCATTGCAGGGGCATTCAAGGATGCGCCACCCGGAAGAGGAACATTTGCAAACTTCATTAAATTTTGTGCCCATTGTCTTTTTAAAAGGGCCGTGTAATATAATCTAAACACACGATCATTCCAAACCAAAGGATATTCGTTTGGGTTAATTTTGACATATGCTTCTACAAAGAGATATGATCCCGGAATATATTTGGTAGAGTCTGTGTCTAAAAATAGTCTATTAGTAGTTTTTGTATATGTGTACGATGCTGGATAATTGAATACGTCATTTATGAGTTTGATATAACTCATACCTTCCATATATGCTGCCATCGGACCTGACGAGAAACCAGATTGATTAAAATACAAACCGAAGAAATCAAATAGAGTCATTTGATATCTCAAATCAAACATATAGTCTCCAACTACGTTTGATGCTCTATAAACTTTTGTTACCGTTCTTATATCTGTTGCTTCTGGCCAATACCCAGTAAGACCTGTTGTACTGTCTGTTACTACTTGGGCTCCCATTGCAGGACCAAATGAGGTTGTGTCAAAATACTTTCTAGCAATGTCGGTATCGGATATTTGGTGTATGTATACTGCTCTTTGATTAAAATCAAAGTGCCTGTCATACATGTATTCTAATGCTTCGTCTAAACGATCTTCGGCTTGTTGTGGATCTACATTGATCTGAACAACTGGCGCTCCGAGAGCCCTGAAGCAATAATCTATAAAATCTTGTCGTGAGTTTATGGCCATGATAAAAATATTTATGAATTTTTAAGCATATTCTTTAAAATATTAATATCATGCTCCTTTATCGGGTCAGAATTAACAGTAATCTGAATTAACTTTAAATCTTCAAAAGACATATTTTCTATTTTTTCTCTTCTGTCTTTATTTTCTTTTACAACATAATTTGGATCGTAGTTTGTAAATCCAGGCATTTTTAAAGGACAATTTAAAACTGGGTAGTCCAATTTTGAATACTCCCCATCCTTTTTTAATAGCCAAGTATTGTTTTTGTCTCCACACCCACAACCACTACAAAAGTGGTAATCTGAA